GTTTTCACTCATACTCATTTCTGGAGCTTGAGATCTAATTCCTGATTGATCTTGTTGCAACTGTTGTAAAATTTGTTTCCAAATACCACTTTGAAAGAAAGCATCAAAACTTACAAACTGAGCTTTTTGTTGTGGTTCCATTTGTGACCATATTTCTGCCGCTATTTGTTTGTCTTGAGTATCTTCTCCCATACCCATTCTAATATCACCTCGATTGTATTTAATGTCTGGTGCTCCAGCTTGTATTGATTCGTTCATTGAAATTTTTTCTTCCATAGTATCTCCTTTTACTTTGTTTTAGCGAACAAATCAAGAGGTGGCATGATAACTGTTACATCTCTTTGCACATCCTCTTCAGGTATATTAGCAGCTTTTAAAACTTCTTCAGTCTCATAGATTTCACCTGTTTTCTTGTTCTTAATTGTAGTTATTATCTTTTCTGGTGTTAGTGTTGGTATATCTGTCATTATGTTGTTACCTCTTTCTTAATGTTTAGATAGCTAATAGCTACATCAAATGAATCTGTAGTGCTTGATTGAACTGTAAAGGTTTTGCCACCTTCTACTATTAGCGGTTGGGTTAATAATTCTCTGGTTGTATTGGCATCTAAAGCTGCAGATTTTATAGCTGTAATACTATTATTTGTAACAGTAATAGCTGGTGTTCCAGCTGATGTTACTAATATAGATTTAATTAAATATGTTTCACTAACTAAAGGATTACCAGATCCAAAAGGAGTTAGCGCAGCGCCACTAGTGCTATTATCTATGCCTACAAATTTATACTGATTTACTGTTGCCATTAATCTAAAAAGAAACTTCTAGCTTCTATCTCCTGTTTTAATTCTTCTTGAAACGTTGTGTTTAATTTCTCAAGAACCGCATCTAAATCTCTAACTAAAGATTGTGCTACATCTTCCTCATATTCTGGGCTTGCTCTAGTTAATGTTTGTACTATCTTAGCCATTATCTTCTTCCTCCTGCGTGAATATCTAATCTAAATGTTCCTAATTTCCAACTCGTATCTACAGCTGTATTAGAAACAGTCAAAGCAATAGCTCTGGCTCTTGCCCTTGTGTCTACTTTTGTTGTAGATGATGTTATAGTAAAGGGACCTAAAGATGAACTAGCTGATGCGTTGTTTGGATAATTTCTTAAATCTAATTGTATAATAGTATTACCTGATTGACTAATAAAATCAGGAACAATTCTACTAACCCTCATAATATTTTCACCATCACCTCTAAGGTCAGCCATGTTAGTTGCTGCTCCTCTTATTACTTTTTGTGTAATGTCATAATCACCAGAAGTAATGTTAGCTGGAATAGCTGTAGTTACCCCCAGTTTTACTTGGTTAACTCCTGTTTCATGTTCATAGTAATAAGAAATTCCTTCTGTGTTTCCTGTTACATCAAAAGATGTATCTGTGCCTGCATCGTATTGAGTTGCATGCGGTAATCCAAATACCGCAGAATCTTGCCAAGTAGTTCTAATAAATAAAGAACTTGCATTAACAAACCATATAGGTCGTTTAGCAGTTGAGTCTAAATAACTATATGTAACTGACTGTGTGTTAACATTAGATCCAGCTTCTGGATAAAACCATGTAACTTCTCCAAACAAGTTATTAATACCTGCATAAACCATTTGATTAGATGTTGTATTTAAATTATCATAAACATAGTCTTCAACTAAACAGTCCATAGACTCTAGTTTACCTGTAA